GCCGAGGAAGTCGCGGCCGTCATCAACGGCGAGCTCGTCGGCGCATCCGCGACGGTCGTCGGTGCAGGCACGAAGGTCCGAGTCACGTCGGACTCGAAGGGCACCGGCTCGCAGATCAACGTGGTCGGCGGAACGGCCGCCGGGGCACTCAAGCTCGACCTCGTCGCCGGCACGGGCGGGACGCACACTGGGTCGGGCCACGCCGTGAACATCGCAGCGACGGCCGCGGCCGAGGCCGTGGCGCGGATCGCGTCCGTTCTGGCTGCGAACGCCGTCGTCGCGGTCGATTCCAACAGGATCCGAATCCGCTCGGTCGGTCTCGGTTCCGATTCGAACGTCAAGATCGACGGCGGAACGGCCAACACCGCCTTCGGCTTCGATCTTGCGACGCACGTCGGCTACGCCGCCGGCCCAGCAGCGACGCTGCGGATCGACGGGAAGTACGACGGCGCCTACGCGAACGGGTTCCAGATCGATGTCTCAACCGCGACGAACGGGGAAGCGGACGAGTTCAACCTCACGGTCAAGGACTCGCTCGGAATCATCCTCGAGGTGTTCCCGAACCTTTCGATGGACGACGACTCCGATCGCTACGTGGAGTCGATCATCGGCGACGATGACGCTGGGTCCATCTGGGCCGCCGCCGTCGATCTCGACGCGGCGCTCTCGTCGCAGCGTCCGGCGAACGGCACGGTCACGCTCTCGGGCGGAAACGACGGTCTCGTCGCCCTCGCCGACGCCGACTTCATCGGGAGTGAGGTTGGCCAGACGGGCCTTCGAGCCTTCGACATCGTGCAGGGCGGGACGCTGATGATCTCGCCCGATCGGGCCGTCGTCGCCGTGCACAACGCCATCATCACCTACTGCGAGATCACGAGAAACTTCGAGATCTTCGCGGTTCTGGACCCGCCTTCGAACTACAGCGACACGAGCATCGTCACCCACAAGCTCTCGCTGACGTCGAGCGAGATGTACGACCTGTACTGGCCTCGTGTGAAGATCCCGAACCCATCGACTGCCGTCTTCGGCGACGTCGACGTGCTCACGGTTCCGCCCTCGGGCTCGCTCGTGGGCATGTACGCCCGCTCCGACGCGAGACAGCTCGCTGGGCCCTTCGCGCAGCCGGTCGGCGTCGACACGGGCCGGCTCTACGGCGTCAGCGACGTCGAGAACGACAACGTTCTCCGCGAGTCGATCCGGGACAAGATCTTCCCCCACCGGATCAACCCCATCATCTTCACGCCCGGTGTCGGCATCTACCCGGACGGGGTCCGGACCGGGAAGGGCGACGGGAACTTCCCCTCCGTCGGTGAACGCCGGGGCGCTTCCTTCGTCGAGATGACGCTGAAGTACGGGCTGCTCTTCGCGAAGAACCAGGCGAACACGCCCGAGCTACGGGCGGCCGTCCGTCGGACGATCGAGGTCTTCCTGATCGGGCTGATGGTCGACGGCGCGTTTGCTTCGCGCAAGCCCGACGAGGCATTCTTCATCGACGTCTCCGACGAGCTCAACCCACCCTCTGTGCAGAGGGCTGGGAAGCTCATCATCCGAATCGGTCTCGCGACTGCGGCGCCGGCCGAGTTCATCATCATCCGCGTCACCCGAGACACCCGGGCCCTCGACGAGGAAGCCAGGGCGCGCGTCGGCTAGCTGAGAGACGGAGGCTCACATGGCTCGTGCGATTCACGAGAAGCACAAGTTCCTGGTCGAGGTCCCAGCACGGCTCGCCTCGGCGGCCTTCCAGAAGTGCTCCGAGCTGTCGGCCGAGGCAGCGAAGATCGAGTACTGGGAGGGCGGAGCGATCATCCCCATCAAGGACGGCGGTCGTCTGACCTTCTCGGACGTCACCCTCGAGCGCGGGACTTCGGCCAGCACCGAGATGCACACGTGGTTCAAGGAGGTCGGCGACGCAGCGATCGCCGTGCCCGGTTCGACGGGCTTCGGCTCCGGTCTCACGCTCCCGCAGTACAAGGCCCACGTCGGGATCGTCCAGCTCGACCGCGACAACACCCGGCTTCGCGAGTGGGCGCTCTACAGCGCGTGGCCCACGAAGTACGTTGCTGGCGAGTGGGACAACACGGTCGACGAAGTCGTGATCGAATCGCTCACGCTCACCTACGACCGGTTCGACATGGTCCCGGCGATGGTCTAGCCCGCAGTCGGCTGTCGACGACGCGCTCCAACCTCCTGGGCTTTCGGCCCTTCACCCTCTCTTCCCCTGTGGTATCGTCTGACCCCAGCGCGCTCTTGCGCTCAAGAGGTCATGTCGGAGGTCAGAGATGGAGCACGAGGCCACGTTCCCGTCCGGGCTCAAGGGAGTCCTTCGTTCGCTGAAGGTCAAAGACGAGCAGCTGTTCGCAGACCCTCGCTTCACGAAGCGCGGGGACATCATCAAGACCCTGCTCGAGCGATGCTTCATCCGGCTTGTCGAACCGGGTCCGTACACGGCGGCTGCGGACGGGCGGTTGGACTGGAATCGCGTGCTCTCGGGCGATGGCTTCTACGGTCTCGTTCAGCTTCGGATCGCCAGCTACGGGGAGGAGTACGAATTCTCGATCAGCTGTGACGCCTGCCGTCGGTCGACAGAGCACGTGCAGAACCTGCGCGAGCTTCCGATTCAGCTCCTGCCGGACGCTTCCAGAACCTACGTTGAGAACGGAACCCCGTTCGAGACCGCGCTCGCGGGACATCGCGTCGCCTACAAGCTCCTGACGCTCGCCGACGAGCGGGGGATGGCGATGCTCATCCAGAACAGGAAGATGCTCCCACGTTTCGCGTCGATCGCGCAGAGGATCATCTCCATCGAAGGCGTGCCGGAGAACTCGATCGGTCACAAGATTCGATTCCTTGAGGAGCTGGACTCGGGCGAGATCAACGACTTCGAGTCCGAGATCGAGCGCGTCGACTGTGGGGTCGACACGAACATCGAGGTCGACTGCAAGAACTGCTACGCGACGAACAAGATCCTGCTCCCTTTTGCAGCCCAGTTCTTCACCCGGAAGCGAGCGTCCTCGGCGTCGGACCGGACTTTGACTGGGTGAAGCGGGTTTCGGAGCTCACGCTCGTGTACCCGGAACTCCCCTACTTTCAGATCGACTGGGCGACGGTCCTCGAGCTCGACACGGACATCGCCGACAGTCTCGCCGAAGAACTCGATGAGGCGTACGATCGCGCGAAGAGCGCCGGAAGAAGGGTTGAGGCTGAAGCAGAGCACGCGATGAGGAAGGCCCGGAGACGCTGAAGTGCCGACCTTGAACCTCACCTCGAACGTTGACATCTTCCTGCGTGTCCACGCGGCAGGCGCAGGAGCGGCTGTAGCTGGGGTCCAGAACAACCTCCGCAAGCTCTCTGGAGCCGTCGCGGGCGTGGCGAACGAGACGAAGCGCGAGTTCCCGCAGGTCGCCGGTGCCTTCACGAGTCTCTTCGTCGCGCGCGAGATCGGCCGCGTAATGATGGCGGCGATTCAACCGGCGATGTCGTACCAACAAGCGCTCGCAAGCTTGCAAGCTCAGACCGGCGCGACCGCGGAGCAGGCAGGCGAACTCGGGCAGGCGGCGCGCCGCGCCGCGCGAGAGACGCGGTTCTCGCCGGAGGAAGCGATCGACGGGATGATCCGGCTCAGACAAGCCGGAATCGGCGTTGTCGACGCAACGCAGTTGATCGGGCCCGTCCTAGAGTTTGCGCAGATCCGCGGGCTCGAGGCCGGCGAAGCGGCCCGCGTCGCCGGCTACATGTACAAGCAGTTCAACATGACCGCCGGGCAGCTCACCAACGGGCTTGCGGTCCTCGACTCGACGTTCCGTACGCTCGGCGTACCGATGGAGAGCACGGGCGACGTCATCGCGAAGCTCGGAACGGCCGCCATGCGGTCCGGTGCCAGCTTCGAGAACATGGCCATCACGTTTGGCTTAGCGGCCAGAGGCATCGGCTCGACGACCGCCGCCGCTACCGAGCTGAACCGCGTCTACGCTGACCTCACGACGCCGAGGAAACGCGCAGCTTTCACTGCCGCGTTCGACGTGGCGATCGTCAACTCGAAAGGCCAGTTTCGAGATCTGTCCGACGTTCTCGTTGAGGTCTCCGAGCGGCACAAAGACATGTCGCTCGTCGCACTGCAGAATCGCCTAGCACAGGCGGGCCTGAGCGATATCGGCAAACGCGCCTTGATCCCAATGCTCGGCGCTCTGCGCAACGGGATCAGGGACGTCACGGGCCAGACGTACTACGGAGCGAAGGCTCTCATCGTTCTGCGTACCCAACAGTTGAACGCGGCACGTGACTTCAAGACCGCCGGCGACGCGATCCGCTCGACCATGGGTTTCGCGCTCGAGAACCTCGGCGAGACTTTGCGCGATCTCTTCATCGTGATGGGTATGCCGGCGGTCTCGAGCCTTGGCGAAGCAGTCGCGAAAGTCGCGGAGAAGATTCAGGGCTTCGTCAGGTTCCTCGAGGACAACCCGTGGGCTGCAACACTGGCCTCAGGCGTCTTCAAGGTCACCATCGGGCTCCTAGGCCTGTTCACCGTTGGGCTGTTCGTCTCCGGTGCCTTCCGGATCATCTACGTCGCAAGCCACTTCGCGTTCGGCGGTCTACTCAGGGTGATGAAGCAGGCGATTCTGACGAGCCTTTCGTTCGTCAAGCTGCACGTCTCCTCAGGCCGCGCGGCGATCTCGATGCGCGCGATTACGCCAGGAATGCGCTCGTTGATGGGGATCGCCCCCAGCCTCGGT